CTAATTTTTTCTTGTGAAATTTCAACTTTAATACATTTAACACAATCATTTCTTTGAACTTCATCCGAAGCATTAGTTATAATTTCATCAAATAGTTTATATATTCCTGGGTTGAAGTTACATATGCTGTAATTTAATTTTTCTTCTTCAATTTTCCACATTTCAGAATTTACACATTTTATATCACCCAAGTACATACCGGGGCGAGCTAAAATATGTTCAACCTGAGTGTACTTCTTGAATTTTTCAGCCATTGTTAAACTATCTGGTTTAGATATATATCATTTTTTTAAACCGGATAATTTTTTGTAATTTTTGATGTACCGCCCCCTTTTAATTGTCTACTTTTTGTATCAATTCGATAATGTTTTCACTTGAAAGAATCCCGCTAAAATTCGCTGTTTTTTTGTTGTATTTCACAATTGTATACGGGATTGTTTTAAAGTTATAATCTTCCATTACATCATCAAATTCGGTATTATCTAAATTCACATGATAAGTCATGCTATCTGGTATCTGACTTAAAATTTTATCAAGTTCTTGACATGGAATACACCAATCTGTTCCAAATTTAATAAATACATATTTGTCTCCAAAGTTCATACTAAGTATATTTTTCAAAGACGAATTATTAATAATATTAACACCCATATATTAAGATATTTATTTTATTTTTAAGTTAAATAATTTATATTATTAAATGTGATATACAATAAATGGCATTTTTAGACTTTTACATTGTAGATATAACTATAATATTAATTATTTTTCTTACAATGGGAATAATCTATACTATTATTAATAACATTGATCCGGATGAAAATGATATCGGAACATTTGGTAAAATATTTACGTCATTAGTTATAGGGATCGTTACGAGTATTATATATTCTTATTTTACTTTAGAACGAGATGTATTATTAAAAGAAAATTTCTGGGACTAATTTGAATATTAAAATATAAAATTAATTGTATTAGATGTCGATAAGCTTAGCAAAGTTTAATCCAAAAAAAATTGAAGAACGGCGCACAACAGGTTCTGGACCCGCTACATGTGTATTTATAGGAAAAAGAGGAACAGGAAAAAGTACTTTAGTCGCCGATGTTCTTTACCATCTTCGTAGAATAAATGCTGGTGTTGCTATATCAGCTACTGAAGACGGAAATGCTTTTTATTCGAGTTTTATACCCGATTTACTTATTCACTCTGAGTATAAACCTGAAGTGGTTCAGCAAGTAATTACACGACAAAAAAATAGTATAAATTCAACAGACACCAAAAAAGACAAAGACGTGTTTTTACTCTTAGACGATTGTATGTATGATAAACGTATGATCAGAGATACAAATATACGAGGTATTTTTATGAATGGTAGACATTGGAGAATAACATTTATGTTAACTATGCAGTATTGTATGGATTTACCACCCGATTTGCGTGCGAATATAGATTATGTATTTATTTTACGAGAAAACATTATTCAAAACCAAGAAAAACTTTATAAGAATTTTTTTGGTATTTTCCCACAATTTAGCATCTTCCAGGATGTTTTGAACGCGTGTACGGAAGGTTATGATTGTCTTGTGCTTGATAATACTTCAAAAAGTAATAATATTCAAGATTGTGTATATTGGTACCGTGCTAAACCAAATAGAAAATTTAGAATAGGATCTAAAGAGTTATGGAGCTATTGCGAAAAAAAATACGATAAAAATAAAACAAAAGAACCAGTGGATGAAGACCCTAAAAAACTAAGAAAGAAAAATGCGATAAATGTAACGGTCAAAAAATTAAAATAATGTAAAGAAAATTAAGCAAATTTAAAGTAATACGGTATTAAACATGTATATGGATAAGATAAATAAATTAAAGTCTATACCACAGTATGAACAAAGATCTGAACAATGGTTCAAACAGCGTGAAGGAAAATTAACAAGTTCAGATGCGGGCACTGTTTTGGGGATAAATCCTTATCAAAAACCACATGAAGTACTGTTTAAAAAATGCGGTCATGACCCAAAACCGTTTGTGGGCAACGTTGCAACATTACACGGACAAAAATATGAAGATGAGGCAATTGAAAAATATTGTCAGCTTACGGGTCAGTGTAATCACGACTTTGGTCTTATAGCACACGAAGATGTTCATAATAATGACGATTACTATTGGCTTGCCGGATCCCCCGATGGTATTTCAATATCAAAATATAAAGAAAGTAAACCCATTCTACTCGAAGTTAAGTGTCCATATAGGAGACCTATTAAAATCGGATATATACCCGAATATTATTATCCTCAAGTCCAGTTGAATATGTTTATTTGTAACCTTGAAGTGGCCGATTTTATAGAATATAAACCACCCGATGTTATGAACATAGTTAGGGTTAAAATTGATCATGTTTGGTTAAATAAAAATCTACCAATTCTAGAAAAATTTTGGAAAGACGTAGAATATTATAGACAAAACGATATAAAATGCCACCCAAAATATAAACCCCCAAAGAAAATACTAGATTTGCGAGATAATAGTGATGATAACGACGATGTTTGTCTGCCTAAAGAGATTCTTATAAGAGATGTATAAATTTTACAGAAAAAATTTCAATTTAAAAACTTGAAATATACTAATGTAATTTAAAATCCAAATGGGAATCCGTGGATTAAACAATCTTATCAAAAAGTATGCTCCTGAGGCTATTTCTGAAAAAGAAATAAGTCTATACAAAGGTTCTAAAGTTGCCATAGATTGTAGTATACTACTTTATAAATTTAAATACGCCTCCCGCGCGTCAAATTCGCACATAATAGGTCTAGCAAACAGGATTAAATACTACTTCATGAACGGAATCTTGCCAGTGTTTATATTTGATGGTACGCCACCCGAAGCAAAAAAGTCTGTTTTAGTTAAAAGACACGCAAATAAAGAAAAAATGTACGTTCGTATCGAATACCTAAGAAGTAAATTGCAAGACGCTGATGAAAATGAAAAGAAAACTATATCTGATGAAATTGAAAAATTGCTTTCTCATTTAATAGTCATTAAGAAAAAAGACGTAGAAGAATGTAAACAATTTCTTGATATGTCTGGAATTCCTTATTGTAATGCACCAGAAGATGCAGAAAAATATTGCGCTTTCTTACAGGCAAATGGTTTGGTTGAATATACGATTACCGACGATACAGATGCTACTACATTTGGGTGCAAAAAAATTCTAAAAACCAGTATTTCTAGATACATCACTGAGATAGATACTGATGTAATTTTGTCTCAGTTTGATATGACAATGGAATCGTTTATAGATTTTTGTATTCTCTCCGGCTGTGATTATACAGAGCCTATTTCACAAGTGGGACCAGTTACATCTTTTAATCTTATTCGAAAACATAAGTGTATCGAAGAAGTGCTTAAAACAATTAATAAACCCATTGATAATTTTAATTACATTACTCCCCGAAAAATATTTACAGAATTTAATTACGAAGTTCCGGATAAATTTTGTAAAAAGCCCTGTGATAAAGAAAAACTAATTACATTTCTAAATGAAAAAGAAATTAAAGAAAATATAATTTCTAAATTTATTAAAATTGTAATTTAAAAAATTTTTTTTTCTATTGTATATATTAAATATTATAAATGGGAATGCTCGAACTTTTTTTCGGTAAGAAAAAGTGCAAAGGTCGCAAGACCAAGCGTGGTAAGGTACGCAAGCTTTCTTCGAAGGCGCGCGTCATGATTGGCGGCAAGAAGCGCAAGGTATACAAGGGTTGCAACGGTGGTCTTTACTACAAGCGCACCAAGGGTGGCAAGACCTACCGTGTCTACATTTCGCCAAAGCTTCTCCGCAAAAAGTCGTCCACTCGTATGGGCGGCACTCGTTTCGGTCGCCGTGGCCTCAAGAAGGGCACGCGTCTTAAGATGACCAAGGCTGCCAAGCGTGCTCGTCTTTACGCCCGCAAGCGCCGTCGCTGCCTCAAGAAGGGTATGCGCCTCCGCAAGAATCGCTGCCGCAGAATGTAGACGCTAAATAAACTCTAAAATATAAATATTAAAATAATACATTTACATTAGTTTAATAAATGATGTAAATGTATTGTGTTTAAGTGTAATTTAAGTGTAATTAAAACAGTTCTTCAAACTTTATATTTTCGCGTTTGATGAATAAAATTTTTTCAATAAGTCTAATGCTTGTAGGATAAATCTTTTCGTCGTTTACTTTTTCTATAATTATTTTTCCTTCGGGAAATTTAATATTAATTTCTAGTATACAATTATTTTTATAATTATCGAGGTTTTTGATATTATTAATATACTCTTTTCCATTATCATTATTGTTACAAATCTTAGCAAAATCGGTCAGTTTTCTAAAGTTTGAAGACATTAAAATTAAATCTTTTTCTTTTTCCATTACATGTAGATTAAACGTAATTTTTTCTGTTGGTTTCCACTTAAAAAATGAAAAATTAATACCGGTTAAAATAGGTATATCGTTGGGTATTATAAAAAGTTCTTCGTCTTTTTCTAATTCTTTAAAATCAACAATTTTATCAGAAAATTTTACCAATGTAATTTTACATTCCGATTTGATTAAATTTGATATCATAAAGCCTGCTTCTGATATACGTTCTTCAAATGGATGATAATTGATTTTGTTTCCAGAAATTAAAAAAGAATCGTATATTACAATGTCATTTGTTTTATGTGAAAAAGAAACTTCAAATATACTACCACAGTAATATTCGTCCATTGTTTCCAGATTTATACTGTAAACACTTAGATCTTTAAAAATTAACACAGCTGTGTTGTTACCGGATACATCTTTAAACAAAAATAGAACAGATCTTTTTGTACTAACAGTGTTCTTAATGTAATATAGATACCTAAAATTAAAAAGTTTAAAAAGATGTTTTTTTTCTATATTTATCGAGTTTTGTGCTGGAAAGTATAATTCGTGCTTTCCTGTCCAATGATTATTCAATAAAAAAATAATCTGTTTCTTAAAGTTTTCATCTATAATCTCAGTTATCATATTATAACTTATTTAAGTAATAATTGTATTCCTTTAAATAAATTTAAAGATACTGTTGTTTTATAGTAATATTGCATGTCTTTCAATGGTAAAGAAACGGCTCTTATTAATTTTTTAATAGCGTTTTACAAAAATAAAATAGACTTATTTAGTGACATAATTTATCAAAAAACGCCTCTTTCGCTCAGACTTCTAGACTGGTTAGTAACAAATTATTCTAAAAAATATAATATAGTATATCCTTTACAGTCTAATTCAGACACGTTTTATTTCAATATATATCTTGATTATAAAAATCAATTAAAGGCTTATTCAAAAAAATTTTTTGATCCTTTTTGTAGGCAAAAAAGACTCATTATAGACATTAATACTTTTAAATGGAAACCTTATACAGCAGAAGAGATCATTACAACAAAAGATATTGTTACAACTGTTGGTCAATTGAATTTTTTTAGATGGTTTATAGAAAATAAAGTTATCGATTATGCTTTAAATAATATAGAATTAATAGATGTTGATATGATGACAACTAATAATGCGAAAAAAAAGGGAAAACGAACTGTATTGTCTCCAAGTGCTGTAAAAGGAATATATACTAATAATTATGACATCACCATTAGATTTAAACCATAAATTTTTGTTGTAATGTAATGTAATGTAATGTAATATAAATGTAATGTAATATAAAAGTATAATGTATAAAATATTACATCATGACGGATAAAAATCCTCTAAGAATCTGGTTTTTTTCTACGGGAAAAAACGTTAAAGATGTAAATAATCGACCAGTAACTCATTATATGTTAGACGGTGGAAAATTAGACTTGACAGATAATTATGAATTGTTTCAGGAATTGTATGTCAAAAACATTAAATTTAAAAACTGTATAGTTGAAAAAAAGACGGATATTTTTAGATTTTTTATAGATTTTGACGTTCTTTCTTCCAATATTATAGATATAAATCCTTATGCAATATGTGTACAAAATGTAATGGAAAATATTTATAAAAACTCTAAATTAAAATGTATAATTACAAAAGCAGATAATCCAAAAGAAGTTAAAAAAGAAGATAAAATTTTTATTAAACAAGGCTATCATTTTAATTGGCCTGACATTTTGGTAGATAAAAAATTAGCTCTTAGAATTAGAGAAAATATATTGATTACCATTAATACTCTTTTTGGAAAACCAGAAACTTTTTTTGATAATTGGAATAAGATAATAGATAAATGTGTATATGACAAAAATGGTCTTAGACTCGTTGGATCTGATAAATGTACATACTCTGACGGTATTTATACATATGAAAACCGTGTTTATAATTATAATATGACATATATAGGTAATAAAAAATCGGAATTGTGTGATGAGATATATACTGATTTACTAAGAGTTGTACAAGATACCAGCATCAGATCTTTTGCGAAAGAAGTAACCGAATTTTATGACTTACCAGAATATGAAGAAACATCTGAAGACGTTGAAATTAATAGTAATTTTAATTCATTAACGTGTGAAAATTTTGAAAAAATAAATATATTAAAATTTTTCAAAAATCACGTCGAAGGATACCGCATAGAAGACATTACCGGAGTAGTAAAGTCAACTACGATACCGCTCTATCTTATTAATACAAAATCTAAGTATTGTCAAAATAAATGTGGATATCATACAAATAATCATATTTATTTTAAATTAACCCCTACTGGAATTTGCCAGATGTGTATGTCAGAAAATGATGGAAAACCGGACGATGACGGAAATGTTATTAACTGTAAAAAATTTGAAAGTAAACGTATTCCAGTAACTCAAGATCTTAAAACTTCTCTTAAATGGGGTGTTAAGAAAGATGAAAGTATTTCTGATAGAAATGTTAATCTTGTGTCTATGATGATGGATAAAATAAGCGACAATTTATCTCATAAAAAAGATCTCGCCGGACCTGCTAAAAAACCCACTAAATCGAAAAAAAAGAAGTAAATATTATTAATACAATGCTCAATATTAATCCTAGAATAGTTTTTCCCAAAAACCCAGGTGTACCATTCAACATTAACATCGGTAAATTGTTTCCTAAAAACTGATAAAACTGTTCAGAATTAATTACAAGATATACCAGTGTAATAAACATCGATAATTTAATATTTTTATCTGTGTATAATTTTTGATACAGAGATAATTTTATATTTTCGGTTTCGGTATTATTTTTTTCCGACTTCTCAAGTATTGACACTGTTTCTTCTTTATGCGAGGGGGTAATATTCTCTATAATGGGTTCTTTTTTCTCAGACATTAGATCTTTTACAGAACACTCGAACTCTGACATTTAATTAAAATATGTGTATTATTTTTAAATTGCAAATGAAAACGAAATTTACGATTTAATTTTAAAAAATAAAATAATTCTATATAATAAATAATGGGCATTAGTAACGTAGCCGTTAAAACCTTTGATTCTACCGGTTCACAATCTTTATG